AGATAAAGAAGAACAAAATAGATTGTTCAATGCAATTGATACCGTACCTGCGGTACAGAAAAAAGCTCAATGGGCATTAAAGTGGATTAACTCAGAATCATTTGTTGAAAGATTGTTGGCGTTCGCTGCCGTTGAAGGTATTTTCTTTTCGGGCTCATTTTGTTCAATCTTTTGGCTCAAAAAACGTGGTTTGATGCCTGGATTGAGCTTCTCAAATGAGCTGATTTCTCGAGACGAAGGTTTACATACAAATTTTGCGGTACACTTGTATAACCAACACATCGAAAATAAACTTTCCAAAGAAAGAGTCATTGAAATTTTAGGTTCGGCTTTGGAAATTGAAAAAGAATTTATTACAGAATCACTTCCTGTTGATTTGATTGGTATGAATTCTACATTAATGTCTCAATACTTGGAATATGTGACTGACAGATTGTTGGTTGATTTGGGTATTGGAAAAGTATATAACTCAGAAAATCCTTTTGATTTCATGAAAAATATTGCTTTGGAAAACAAAACAAATTTCTTTGAAAAAAGAGTTTCAGATTATTCCAAGAGTGGTGTTGGTGATGTTGAAGAAAAAGAATTAAACTTTGAAGAAGATTTTTAATTATGGAAGTAGTAAAAAGAGACGGAACCCGAGAACCTGTCAAGTTTGATAAAATCTCGGCAAGAATTAAAAAACAAACATACGGACTCAACGAAGATTATGTTGATTATGTAGAAGTTTCTAGGAAAGTCATCGCGGGTTTGTATGACGGGGTAACTACTGAAGAGTTGGATGTTTTGGCGGCAGAAACCGCGGCATCACTTATCACAAATCATCCTGATTACTCCAAACTTGCATCAAGAATTGCTATCAGTTCTTTGTATAAAAGAGTTGATAAACACTTTAGTTCTACGGCAAAAAAGTTGTATGAATATATCAATCCGAAAACAGGTGAAAAGGCTGGTATGATTTCAGACGAAACATATTCTGTGATTGAAAAGTATGGTCGTGAACTTGATGCAATGATGGTACATGATAGAGATTTCAATTTTGATTACTTCGGATTCAAAACTTTGGAAAAAAGTTACCTACTGAAAATGTATGGACAAGTTGCTGAAACACCACAACATCTTTACATGAGAGTTTCGGTAGGTATATGGGGAGACAATTTGGAAATGGTTCAGAAAACATACGATATGTTGAGTGAAGGTTTATTTACTCACGCAACACCAACATTGTTTAACGCTGGTACCAAACGTCCTCAACTTTCATCGTGTTTCTTAATCGATGTTCATGATGATTCTATTCCTGGTATCTACAAAACTCTCAGCGATGCTGCGGTAATTTCACAAAACGCTGGTGGTATTGGAATTAATATTCACAAAATTAGGGCAAAAGGTGCATACATTAAAGGTACTAACGGAACATCAAACGGAATTGTTCCGATGTTGAAAGTATTCAACGAAACTGCTCGATATGTAGACCAAGGTGGTGGAAAAAGAAAAGGTTCGATAGCAATCTATTTAGAACCATGGCATGCTGATGTAGAGGATTTCTTAGATTTACGTAAGAACCATGGTAAAGAAGAGATGAGAGCTAGAGATTTATTCTTAGCTCTTTGGACACCAAACTTATTTATGGAAAGAGTAGAATCTGGTGGTGATTGGTCACTATTCTCTCCTGACGAGGTACCTGGTTTGGTCGATGCGTATGATAATCCTGACGATAAAAAGTTTACCAAACTTTATGAAAAATACGAGTCGGAAGGAAAGGCTATTAAAGTGATGAAGGCGAGAGATTTGTGGGAAAAGATTTTGGATGCTCAGATTGAAACTGGTACACCATATATGTTGTATAAGGACCAAGCTAATTCCAAATCAAATCAAAAGAATTTGGGAACAATTAAGTCTTCAAATCTTTGTACAGAAATTATTGAATACACCGATTCTAAAGAAACTGCGGTCTGTAACTTAGCGTCTATTGCACTACCTAAATTTGTTGAGATTCCTAGTGGAAAAGTTAGAGAAAAGAATAAAAAACTCAGAACTTTTGATTTCAAACATCTCTATGATGTAACCTATCAGGCGACAGTTAATTTGAACAAAGTTATTGACGTTAATTTTTATCCTACACCTGAAACCAAACGTTCAAATATGAAACACCGTCCAATAGGACTGGGAGTCCAAGGATTAGCAGACACGTTTGCTCTTTTAGGTTTATCATTTGAGAGTGAAGAAGCTCAAGAATTGAATAAAAATATATTTGAAACAATGTATTTTGCAGCAATGACAGCATCAAAGGACTTGGCAAAAAAAGATGGTCCATATGAATCATTCAAAGGCTCTCCAACTTCAAAAGGTATTTTCCAATATGATATGTGGGGATATACTGAAGACCACCTATCAGGTATGTGGGATTGGTATTCTTTGAAAAAAGAAGTAATGGAGGTTGGTCTTAGAAATTCATTATTGATGGCTCCGATGCCAACAGCATCAACAGCTCAAATTTTGGGTAACAATGAATGTTTTGAACCATTTACTGCGAACCTTTATAAAAGAAACACTTTGAGTGGGGAATATGTTATTATCAACAAATACTTAATCGAAGACTTGGTAAACCTTGGGTTGTGGAATGAAAAAATCAGACTTCAATTGTTTGCTGAAAACGGTTCGGTTCAAAATATCGAAAGTATCCCTAGTGAAATTCGTGAGACATATAAAACTGTTTGGGAAATGAAAGGTAAAACTTTGTTAGACATGGCTCGTGACAGAGCAGTCTTCATTGACCAATCACAATCTTTGAACTTGTTTATGCAAGATGTCACACATTCTAAACTTTCATCGGCACATATGTATGGATGGAAATTGGGATTAAAGACTGGTATGTATTATTTGAGAACCAAAGCTAAGGCTTCGGCAATTAAAGGATTGGGTGTCGACATGTCACAACTTCAACCGATGGAAGAACCAACTGTTGTAAAAAATACAACAGTTCAAGATGACAAATTATCTGATTTAGGTGTAACTGAGGAGATGATGAGTAAGGTTTGTTCATTGGATGACCCAAATTGTTTAACTTGTTCTGCATGATTTATCCATCATTAGGTTGATAAAATAGAAACAATGTATTATAAACCCATCATTAATTTGATGGGTTTTTTGTTTGTTATAAAAAATATCAAGATATATTTATCAGATATGGCTGATGGTAAAACATATGGTTTAACGTTCCCCTTCGTAGATTCCTTCGATGGTAAGTATTTGGATTTATCCGATTACACCGCTGAAGAGATTAGAAGTAATTTGATTCACCTATTACTAACAAGAAAAGGTAGTAGATATTTTCTTCCAAACTTTGGTACTCGTTTGTTGGAATATATCTTTGAGCCCTTGGACGGCCCAACCTTTCAGAGTATCGAAGCTGAAATTAGAGATTCAGTAGAAGCCTACATGCCAAATCTACAATTAACTAATATTTCTATCACAGCACCCACAGGAGAAGCGGCTACTTTGACTGCTACTTCAGCAGGTGGTGTGATTGCCCCTCAACTCACAAGATATCAGCAAGATGTTGGTGAATATACTGCGACAGTTAGAATTGATTACGCAATTTCTAATGATGTATTCAACACTAAAGATTTCGTAATCATCAATATTTAACAATATGGCACAAAGGAGAATATCTTATACCGTCAGAGACTTCGCGGCAATTCGTCAGGAATTAATCAATTATACCAGAACTTACTACCCTGAACTAATTGATAATTTCAACGACGCATCTGTATTCTCAGTATTTTTGGATTTGAATGCGGCTGTTGCAGATAACTTACATTATCATATTGACAGAAGTATTCAGGAAACAGTTCTTCAATATGCTCAACAACGTTCTTCAATCTATAATATTGCTAGAACTTATGGACTGAAAATACCTGGTCAAAGACCTTCAATAGCCCTTATAGATTTCTCGATTACAGTACCGGCTTTTGGTGATAAAGAAGATGAAAGATATTTGGGTATCTTAAGAAGAGGGAGTCAAGTCATTGGCTCTGGTCAAGTATTTGAAAACCTTTACGATATCAATTTTGCATCCCCATTTAACCAAGATGGTTTCCCAAACAGATTGAAAATTCCAAATTTTGATACATCAGGAAATCTTATCAATTACACAATTACAAAACGTGAGACGGTAATTAATGGTATTACAAAAGTTTTCAAAAGAGTTATTACTCCAAACGATGTAAGACCTTTCTTTGAATTTTTCTTACCTGAAAAAAATGTTTTGGGTGTGACATCAATAATCCAAAGAGACGGAACTTCATATTCCAATGTTCCAACCGCACAAGAGTTTTTGGGTGTGGACGGTAGATGGTACGAAGTATCTGCTTTAGCCGAAGATAGAGTTTTTATCGAAGACCCTACAAAACCATCAGACGACCCAGCAATTAAAGTTGGTAGATACATCCAAACCCAAGAGAGATTCATGACCGAATATACTCCTGAAGGGTTTACCAAAATTACTTTCGGTGGAGGTACAAACACTGCTGAAGACCAACTTAGAGAATTTACCGCGTTGGATGTACCACTTAAGATTCAAAGATACCAAAATAACAGTATGTCTTTGGGTTCAACACCCAAAGCAAATACAACTCTGTTTATTCAATACAGAATTGGTGGGGGTGTTGGAACTAACTTAGGTGTAAATGTAATCAATCAGATTGGTGCAACAGATTTCTTTGTGAACGGACCATCAGATATCATCAACACTTCTGTAATCAACTCATTAACTTGTAATAACGTAACGGCGGCCATTGGAGGTGCTGGTTATCCTTCTACTGAAGAAGTTAGAAACTATGTGACATTTAACTTCGCAGCACAAAACAGAGCTGTAACAATCAATGACTACGAGGCAATAATTAGGAACATGCCAGGTCAATTCGGTGCTCCAGCGAAGGTATCAATTACAGAAAACAATAATAAAATCAATGTAAATGTTCTATCATATGACCCGAGTGGAAATTTGACATCAGAGGTATCAAATACATTGAAACAAAATTTGGCAACTTATTTGTCAAATTACAGAATGATTAATGATTATGTTTCCATCGGAACTGCGGAAGTTTTGGACTTAGCTGTTGATGTTCAAATTGTATTGGATTCAACTCAAAATCAGGGAGTCGTTATTTCGAATGTTATTGACAGAATCACAACATTCTTTAGTCCAACATTAAGAGGTTTGGGTGAAGATATTTTAGTTTCAGAATTGAATAGAATCATACAATCTGAAAATGGGGTTATTAGTGTAGGTGATATATCAATCTTTGGTAGAGTAGGTGGACAATATAGTTCTGCTGAAACATCTATGCCATATTCAAATCCTCTTACAAAACAAATTCAACTGACTGATAACACAATCTTTGCTGAACCAAATCAGATATATCAAGTAAGATTCCCAGCTAAAGACATTACC